CAGCCTGTAAATGACAGTCACAAGGCTCGCTTTCCGCGCCAGTGGTTGCATTTCCAGATGCAGAACGACGATGGCCCTGTCATTGGAACCCCTTTGAAGCAGTGGCGTGAAGAGGCCCCTGAAGAGCTGTCTGTCGGTCAGTTGGAAGAATTGCAGATCCTGCACTTTGGTTCGGTAGAGCAATTGGCTCGTGCCTCAGACGCGCAATTGCAGCGTGTCGGCATGGGTGGAATTGGTTTGCGTGACCGCGCTAAGGCGTTCTTGGATCGCAAGAACCGCAGTGAGAGCAGCATAGAGCTGGAAAAAACCCGCAATGAGATGGAAGAACTCAGGGCGCAGATGCACCAATTATTGGCTGCACGGTCTGATGAAACAATGAAGCGCAGCCCCGGTAGGCCGCGCAAGGAAACCGTCGAGGAGTAAGCCATGTCCAGCACGACGATGCTTGAGCTTGTACAGCAGGTCACAAATGAGTTGGGTGTTGGAACCCCTGACTATGTGGCAGGCAACACGAACCAAGATGTGGTTCAGATTCTGGCGCTGATGAATGCGACAGGGTACGAGTTGCTGCGTCGTGCTGACTGGCGCGAACTGACCAAGATCTATCAGTTCTACACTGCATACACCACGACGACAGGGAACTGGACGACTGCGGCGCGTACCATTACCGGCATCCCTTCAACTTCAGGGCTTGATACGTCCTATCAGGTGCAGGGTGTCGGCATTGGCAACGGGACGTATATCACTAGCGTTGACAGTTCGACTCAGGTCACGGTCAACCAAGACTTCACAGAAGCCGGTGGCACTAACGCCACGGTGTACTTTCAGCAGGTCAAATACAACCTGCCTACCGATTACGATGCAATTGTTCCGCGCACCATGTGGGACAAAAGCAAGCGGTGGGAGTTGCTTGGCCCAGAGAGCGCACAGCAGTGGGAATGGCTGCTGTCGGGTTACATCTCAACCGGCCCTCGCATTCGTTGGCGCTTGCTTGGAAAGACGTTTCAGATCTGGCCCGGCACATCGACCAACGAGCTGTTGTCTTACGAGTACCGCAGCAAGGGCTGGGCAGAGTCTGCCGCTGGAGCTGTAAAGAACAGCTTTACGGTTGACACCGATACCTGCATCTATCCTGACCGTGTGATGGTTCTCAGCACCAAGCTAAAGTATTTTGAGGCCAAGGGCTTTGATACAACGGCGCTGTACCGCAATTACATTGAGGAACTCAGCACTGCAATTGCACAGGACACTAGTGCGGCCAACCTGTCGTTTGCGCCTCGACCTGGCACTGTGTTGATCGGGTACGACAACATTCCCGACAGCGGTTACGGAAACTCATAATGGCACTGGGCAATCTGGTACAAAAAACGGCGGCGAATGTTGCCTCGCTTCCTGCCCCTGTTGGTGGCTGGAACGCTAGAGACTCGATTGCCAACATGGAGCCGACAGATGCCGTGGTGCTGGAGAACTTCTTCCCTACGGTTTCCAGCGTTGTTATGCGTGGTGGGTACACCAAGTTTGCGACTGGCCTCGGTGGTCAGGTTCAGACGCTTATGGCGTACTCGGCTGGCAATTCGCAGAAGTTGTATGCAATTGCCGCAACGACGCTTTCTGTGTTTGACGTTTCGACTGCTGGGCCGGTTGGTGCGGCCACGGTTACAGGGCTGACCAATGCAATCTGGGAATACATCAACGTCACGACCGCTGGTGGTAATTACTTATATGCGGTAAACGGCGTTGATAAACCGATTCTTTACAACGGCACTACATGGGCGCGAATTGACGCTTCTTCGGCGATTGCCATCACTGGCGTAACCACAACCAGCCTGTCAAACATCACGTTGTTCAAGAATCGCGTGTGGTTCTTGGAAAAAGACACCCTTAAAGCGTGGTACTTGCCGACCTCAAGCGTGGGCGGTGCGGCGCAGGTGTTGGATCTAAGCTCTATTGCTAGGTTTGGCGGCCACCTTGTTGACCTTGATACATGGACGATTGACGCTGGATACGGCGTTGATGACAACCTTGTATTCATAACCAGCAATGGCGAGGTCATTGTCTATCGCGGAACCGATCCGTCTAGCGCCGCAACCTGGGCATTGGCTGGCGTGTGGAAATTGGGCAGTCCTATCGGCACTCGAGCGATGCTCAAGTATGGCGGTGACCTGTTGCTCCTGACTTACGACGGTTTATTGCCGTTGGCGCAGTCCCTGCAATCCTCTCGGCTGGATCCTCGCGTGGCGCTGTCTAACAAGATCCAAGGCGCAATTGCTACGGCGACCTCGGCTTACGGTGGCAATCATGCTGCGGTTGGCTGGCAGATTTTGTACAGCGCAAAGAACAATGCGGTCTGGATCAATGTTCCAATTGCAGAGGGTCAGCAGCAGCAATATGTGATGAACACCATCACAACCAGTTGGTGCAATTTCACCGGTTGGAATGCAAATTGTTGGGAGATTTACACGGACGAACCGTTCTTTGGCGGTGACGGGTACGTTGCGCAGGCATGGACATCTACCTATGTAGACGGCACGGCCAACATCTCAACCAATGCACTTCAAGCGTTTAGCTATTTTGGGTCTCGCGGTGTCAAAAAATATTTCACCCGCGCACGGCCGAGCATTTTTACAAACGGCCAGCCGCAGATATTTGTCGGCATGAATGTTGACTTTGAGATTGCGGATAATTCGGCTGCGTTGTCGTTCTCGGGTTCAGTCCCTGGCTTGTGGGGAACCGGAACGTGGGACTATGCGACTTGGGGCGCAAACCTTGCCATCACAAATAATTGGCAGGGCATTACAGGAATTGGTTATGCGGGTGCTTTGCAGCTAAAGAGCGCCAGCAGTGGGTTACAGATTGAGTGGGCATCGACTGACGTTGTGTACCAGACCGGATGGGCCGGAATATAGTCTCTAGCGATGATGTGGGCCATTGGGTTGCGTCGCAATCCGGTGGCTCATATTTCGCGGCTAAGTCTCAGGCTATCGGGCTGGAGCAGGACGGCAAGCTAGTTGCGGGAGTAATTTACGAGAACTGGAATCAGGCCTCGGTTGTGTGCCACATCGCGTTTTTGGGCAGACTGACACCGTTATTCATGCACTTGGTGTTTCGGTATCCGTTTGTGGACTTGGATGTTCAAAAGATTATCGCGCCAATTTACAGCGACAACGTGAAGGCGTTGCGTGTTGTTGGTAAACTCGGCTTCAATGAGGAATCGCGGATTACAGGGGCCGCGCCCAATGGAGACATCATATTTTTGACAATGGCACGAGACAAGTGCCGTTTCTTGGGAGACCGTTATGGGCAAAAGCGTATCCGCACCTCCGACACCTAACTACAGCCAGATCGCGCAGCAGCAGGGAACGGCGAATGTTGACGCAGCTCGCGCAACTGCGAAGCTGTCCAATCCCAACATCATTGGCCCGTTGGGGACTCAGAAAGTAACTTACGGCACAGTCGATCAGGCTGGCTATGACAAGGCGATGGCTGACTTCAAGGCAGCCGGTGGCGCTAATCAGCAGCCGCAGTACGACGAATACGGCAACGTCACCAGCACTGGTCTTACAGCGCCTACTCTGGCTCAGTTCACTAGCGACGCTGACACTCCGACCGTTACTCAGACGCTCAACCCTATGGGTCAGCAGACGCTTGAGGAACAGCAGAAAGTAAGCCTGGCGCTTGCCCAACTCGGTCAAAAAGGTGTCAGCACTGCACAAGATGTGCTTGGCACTCCCTTTAAGTACCAAGGGCCGGACATACGCACCGATCTAGGCGATACCGGCAAGATTGCCCAAGGGCCGGATCTTGGCGCTTATGGCATGGCAGGCGCGAATGTCGGCGCACAAGGTGTCAACGCTGGCCCCCGTGAAGGGCAATACGGCTACGCTCAGAGCGGCCCACAGGCAGGGCAGTACGGGTATGCCCAAGGCAATATCGGGCCTCAGCAACGCGCTACAGGTGGCCCACAGGCGGGTCTGTTTGGGCTTCAGCAGGGTGGCGTTCAAGGGCCGCAGTTGCAGTCGCAGGTTGATACCGGTGGCCCCGTAAGCGGTGGCCCCGCAATGGGCCAATACGGAATGGCGCAGGGTGGCCCGTCTGGGCCTCAGTTGCAGCAGAGCCTCGATACGTCAAACCTTGCAGCAATGCCGGTAAACGCTGGCATGACGGCTCAGAATGCAATCCTGTCGCGTTTGATGCCTTCAATTCAAGCGCAACGGTCACAGCTTGAAACGCAATTGGCAAATCAGGGGTTAGTGCGTGGTGGCGAAGCGTATAACGCAGCCGTCTCTGGTCAGGGCATGAAAGAAAACGACCTGATGACTCAAGCCGCATTGCAGGGTTTAAACCTTGATATGTCGGCGCGTCAGCAGGGGTTGGGCGAACAGCAGGCATTGGGCAGCTTTGGCAATCAGGCCGCGTTGTCTCAGTTTGGCGCTGGTCAGCAGGGCAACCAAGCACAGAACGCTGCAATGGCGCAGAACTATGCTCAGGCCCAGTCAGCAGCACAGCAGGGCAATGCTGCCCAACAGCAGCAGTTCAACCAGCGGGTGCAGGCCGGTGAGTTTGGCAATCAGGCTCAGTTGGCATCGTTCAACGCTAACCTGCAAAACCAACAGGCAGGCAATCAGGCTGCATCAAACAACTTTGCACAAGCTCAAGCAGCCGCGCAGATGCGTAATCAGGCAGCAGGCCAGAACTATCAGCAGGCAATGGGCGCTGCGGGACTTCAGAACCAAGCGGTTGGTCAGAACTTTCAGCAGGGTCAGCAGGCTAATCAGGCTTACAACCAAGCCGTCCAGCAGAACATGGCTATGGGTTTGACGGCAGCAGAAGCTCAGAACCAAGCCGCGCAACAGTTGTACAGCCAGTTGATGGGCGTTGCGGGTTTGCAGAACCAAGCGGTCGCACAGAACCAGAATGCTGCACTTCAGCAGCAACAGGCACAGAACGCTGGTCAAGCACAGCAGTTCAACCAAGCCTTGCAGGGCGCACAGTTTGGCAACACGGCAGCACAGCAGGCGTTGCAGCAGCAATTGGGTTTGTACAACCAGCCGCTGAACCAAATCTCTGCG